CTACCATAAGGCTAGAGATTTTTACACAGGATTGGCTGGGTGGTCTGGAAATAATTTATGGGCTGATGTAGGCAAGGATTACAATACAGTAGCTAACGAGGCTAATAAATTACAGGCGCTTAAACAGTCGCAAGATATACAAGCAGCCAATCTCAATGCCATAAATGAGGCTATGGGTAATATGGCTATAGCAGAAGAGTTAGGATTATCTCCAGAAACTGCATTCGCCAATAAGAATTTATTAACAGCTCTTAGCATGAAGGATAGAGATGAAACTAAGAAGGCAATAGCATTAGAAAATGCTCTGGTTAAATACTATGGCATAGATAGAAATAATGCAAGAGCAATAGCAGTACAAAACTTACGCAACCAAGGTAATCTTGCTACTGCATTAGCATATATGGGACAAGGTGGTATGATGCCGTATGGATATCAACCAGCTCCTGGTTTAAATTACACTGGTACGGTTCCGACACAACAACCATTACAAAATGGCATAGATCCCAACAAGGCGATTCGCCTTGAACAGGCATTAAGTCAAGCACAACAACAAAACAGATAGAGATATGACACAAAATTTTACTAGAAATGAACTTATAGAATACGGTCTTAATAACGGATATAGAGCCAGAGACATAGATAGAGCTCTTAAAAACCTTAATATGGGATCGTATAACCCACTTACTTATAGTGGTAACTGGCAACAGGTACCTGGTAGCTTAGTACAGCAAGGAAAGGAACTTGGTAGAAATCTAGCTACGGTAGGTGGTTCAATGGTACAAGCAGTTAGAGATGCTGCTAAATCTGGAAATATACAAGGTAGTTTTTTAGATGCTATTAATAGCGATCCTGCAAGACGTACAATAGCTGGCGCTATAGCAGGATATGGTGCTGGTAAAATTATACCTAAAGTTGGTGGTATAGGTGGTGCAATTCTGGGTGGAACTGCTGGGCTATTAGGTGGAAACGAGGGTATTGGTGCTGGTATCAAGAACCTGGCTAACGCAGTGTTAGATACATACAATACTTCTACCGAGCAAATAGGGCAGGGTGATGTTAACTGGAGAGACGTAGCTCAAGGAGCTTTAGAAAACCCCTTATATTCTGGTATTGATATTTTAGGATTAGGTGGCGCTAAGGCTATTGGTAAGGCTGGTAAGGCTATTGCTGGTCAAACTGGTATGGCTCAGAAGTTACTACCAGGCACAGAGCTAGCAGACTTAAATAGATATCTCACTAATGCTAAGTTATGGTCTAGCCAGAATGTTGCCGATGTGTATACTGGTTATAATATGTTAGCAGAAACACCTCTAGCATCTAGACAAAAGATAGTTGATAGCTTAGTAAAAGGCACTACTGCTGGTTTAAATAAAAATGAGCTAGCTATAGCTAAACAATTAAAATCAGATATACGTAGCGCATCGGATATCCTATCTGATATGGGTATATTTGAAAGAGATTTTTCTAGGGATAATACCGTAGCTCAATATGCAATGAGCAATCTTTTAGACACAAACTTGTTGCATAAAGATATAATGGATATTATATCTGGGAATAGACTTAGACCTACGGCATCTAAGATGTTTAAAGACACTGCGCTTAAAGATAGGGTGCTGGGACTCATAGATGAAGGTGAGAGGTTATATGACGAAGGGCAGACTGCTTTCTTATCCCAGAAGCTAGCTAACACAGTAGATCCTACAGGAGAAGTTATAGCTAGACATCTCAACTTACAAGAGGGTACTCCTAGTAATTATGCCAGAATTATAGGTAGAGCTACGACTGAGCAACAAGGTAATGTGCTTGATGCTACACTTAAAATACAACTAGATAATGCTACTAGAGCACGTCAGGCTGTTGATACATTTAGTGATGTTATTAATAACGATAAACTTGGCATAACCCTAACCCCAGAAGAAAAGGTTAAATATATAAATGCTTTTAGGGATAGTCTTAGTAGAGATGTTAGACAAGATCGGCTACCAGACTTTCTTGAGGCATTAAACAATTCTGGTATAGACACAGCATTAAAGAATGCTGGCAAACCAGTAATGTATGAATCTCTTAAAGGCTTTTTCAGGGGACCTGATAAGTCAGTAATGGGAGACTTTAATAGATTATTCAAAAAGAATGTTTTAGGCACTCCGGCATGGATGGTAGGCAACAGATTAGGTAACTGGTCTTGGAATGCTATCAATGGCGTAACTGGAATGGATTATGCAGATATAGGTAAATATAGTAAATATTTACCTAATGCTCTTAAACTGCAAACTTCGTATAACTCGTATCTGGGTTTAGGTAGTGAAATATTAGGTGGTAAAGTAAAAGATATGTTTACGCCAAGGGCGCTATCTAAATCGCTTACTGAGTTTAAAAAGAGTTTTGGTAAGTATAAGGCATCAGATAAAACTATAGCAGATAAAGCTCGGTTATTAGCTGATACTATAGGCGATATAAGTAATACTACAGCCTCTCCTATATTTGAGCTAGAAGCTAAGATGGAGTACCTTGACAGATCTGCTAACTTTATCAGACAGGCTAAGAGATATGCCAAGACTAATAAGATGAAATTAAAAGATGTTCTTAAGCAATCCCAGAAAGATAAAGGGCTATTTTACAGACTCAATACAGAAGTTAACAAATCGCTAGGCGATTACTATGGTAGAAATTATGCCTTACCTGGAGCTATTGCAAATGGACTTAACCTAGGTATACCTTTCTATAGATTTCCGGTACAGACAATAAGGCAAACTGCACATGCCTTGGCTAACACACCAGCTAGATTTGCTGCTAATGTAACGATACCAGCTAGAGGTGGAGAGGTATTAGCTAACCAGTATATGAATACATTTAACCTTAATCCTGAAGAATATGAAGGTGGTGTACCATATAAGTTAGCAGATGGATCTATAAGGACACTTAGTCTTACTCCTACTCCTATAGGTATGGTATTGCCTAGGTTAACAGATATGAAGAAGTTTGCTGGTATGGTTAACCCATTGCTTAGTGGCAATATTATGAATGCTGCACAATATAAAAAGCAGTACGGTGATGAATTAAAATTACCTACATCTCCTAGATATACAGCAATGAAGGCTACTAATCCGAGGGGGGCAATTAATTATAAACCAACACTTGGGGAGAGAGCAATGTTTCTCGGCAATGAGTTGCTTGGTACTACATATAATCCATATATCTGGGCAACCAGAATACTACCACAGGCTATGGCTAGTATAACAGGAAAGGGTATGCTACCTTTCTATGATACTATGCAAGATATTAAATATAAGGTGGATAGCAACGGCAAGAAGGTCTATGAATTTGAAAGAGGGTATTCTGATATCAAAGGACCTATAAAGTCTCAAAAACAGAATCCTGAGGGCTATAAGAAGACGCTTCCTATAGAACTGATAGGTGGTCAAGTAGGGTTATCTACCAGATCTAATTATCCTAGACGTAGGGTATCTAAGACTGATATCAATAAAATGAGAAGCTTAGTAAGAAATGTAAATAAAAATCTGAATAAAAATAGATAACTTAATTAAATGAGGTAAAGATGAGTATAGCAAAACCTTTTACATTTGTAGCTAATACATACGCAAAGGCAAGCGAAGTAAACGCAGACTTTGATACTGTATATAGCCAAGTAAATACAAACATATCGGATATAGCACAGAATGCTACTGATATAGATAACCTTGACTTAAACAAGGCTAATCTTAATGGTAGTTCTTCAAATAGATTTGCTGTAGCAGATCCAGTTGCTAACGCTGACGCAGTTAATAAGCAATCACTAATGAAGGCTATTGATAACTCGCTGGATTATATATCTGGATTTGTCATAACAAAAGATAGCGGAAGTCCAAATGATACTATTATAGTATCTGCTGGTAGTTGCTATGATAGCACAAAGTCTATTGTACTTAAGTTGGCGAACTCTGTTACAAAGCAAAATCAGAACCAAGCTGCCAATGGCACATATTATGTGTATGTTATTGGTAACTCTACTGGTAGTGTAGTAGATGTTCTTATATCTACAAGTAGTGTAACTCCAGCATTGCCTTCTGGATATACAACATTTAGACAAATAGGTAAGTACACCACAGATAGTGATGCCCATATAGATAAAATATCTTATTATGGTGATGGTGCTAACTCTGATAAGAATATTAAGAACTTTATTAGTTATAGCGGTGCTTTGCCAGACTTTGATAATTCTATATCAATAGATATTACTGGTATGGGTACTACTAATACTAACTTTGATGTTCCTTCGGATGGATATTTACAGTTCAAACAGGTATCATCAACTGGTGGTGATGTATTTTTCTTAGATGATAAAACAGCATTCTTCTGGACATCACAATGGAGTTACCCTGATAGTTATTCAAATTATATACCTGTTAAGGCTGGAACTCATACTTTTAGAACTCAGTATTATGCAGATAGAATAGGCGGTATTTACTTCTATCCGTTGAAGGGAGACGAATAATGAGATATTACACAATAGTAGATAATAATATTTATATAGCAGATAATGAGGCCACCTTATCCAGATTCTATAATACAGAAATATTAGAACTTCCAGAAGACTACGAAACTGGTAAATATATTGTAGTAGATGGTATTCTTATTTTAAATGAAGACTGGGAAGAAGAGAAGGCTGAAGGACGTGAGGCTGCATTTGATAGAGAGTTCTTTAATACATCGCTGGGATATGTCAGAAGATCTGTAACAATGGCTGATGGATCTCATAAAGACTTCTTAAGTGACTTGCTCCCTGCTATATCAATGAGCGTGCAGAGTGGTGTACCAGTTAATATATTAACCTATGATAGACCTCCTTTTGACCATGATATAGAAGATTGGACGGAATATCAACATAAAGTAGTTGCAACTCCACAATTTACACAAGAATGCTTTATGCAATTAAGCAATGACTTTTTACCTATCAATGAGGAATAATAATAATGAGCGAACTTAAATTACCTATTAAACAAGGTGAAGAATTAAATGTAGGATTTACAATAAAGGAGAATGGTGTAGCAATGGATTTATCTGGCTATACAATTCGCTTTCAGGTAAAGAGAACTCCTTTAGTAGATGCTCCTGCTATGATAGATAAGGCTATAACAGAAACATCTGATATTAATTCTATAGGGAGAATTAACTATCCATTACAAGGACAGTTTGTAGTACACCTTACGGAAGAAGATACATCTAATCCTACTGGAGAATACTCACTTATCATAGCGTTAGAAGATAACCACTATATCAATATAATATCTAGTAAATGCTGTAATAAGGCTATATTTAGAATATGCGAACAATAATGGAGAATAGTCGTGGCTGAAATTAATTATGATATAACAATAGATGACCAAAACCAATATGTAGTTGAATTAAATGAACAAGGACCTCAAGGTGCTAACGGTGAAGATGGTAATGGTATTGTAAATATTACTAAAACTTCTACCGTAGGTCTAGTTGACACATATACAATCAACTATATAAATGGTGGAATTGATACTTTTACAGTTACTAACGGTAGCAGTATACAATCTATAGCTAAAACATCTACTTCAGGTTTAGTAGATACGTATACTATTACACAGACTAATGGCAATACATCTACATTTACGGTAACAAATGGTAGTAGTATTAGTTCAATAGCTAAGACTTCAACTTCAGGATTAGTAGATACATATACTGTAACACTTACTAACGGTAATACTTCTACGTTTACTGTAACTAATGGTTATTCACCGACTGCAACCGTAGCCAAAGACGGTAGCGAAACTACTATAACTATAACAGATAAAAATGGTACTACTACATCTACTGTTTACGACGGCACTTTGCCTAGCGAGGCTATTAAGGGCTATCTTGATGTAGGGGAAAATCTTACAGATGAAAAAGGTTTAGCAGATGTTAAAAACTATGCTCATTCTACCTTTGACTCTTCAAAGTTTACTGTTGTTGGTAGCCCGACTATAACTTCTGACGGCATAGCAAGCGGATTTGGGCCTACAAGTGGTTATGCTAATGACAACTACGTTTCAACTCCTACGATAACTATTACATCAACGCAAAATGCAATAATAAGCTTTGATACAGTATTTCCTTCAGCAATGTCATCAAATCAATATATATTTACAGGACTAAATAGTTCCTTATATTTAGAAGGCAATATTTTAAGATTTAATTATAATAATTATTCAACATTGTTAAGTACGTCAGCTCTAAGCAGCTATGTCGGTGTAAATGTAAATATAACTATTGAGATAAATGCACAAAATAGTTTATTAAAACTTATTATAAAAAGAAAGAGCGACGGAGCTATTATCAGCAATGTAAGTTCTTCGTTTACTCCTGCGAGTCTCTCAAGTATAATAAATATAGGTGTAAATAGCATCTATTCTTATAAAGGCTCTATAGACCTTAAAACGTTTTTAATTACCGTTGACGGAGTTCCTGTATTCTCAGGCAATAAAACTGGAGTTGATACTATTAAACCTGATGATTATACGAAAGTTGGTAGCCCTACAATTAGTGCTGACGGTATTGCAAGCGGATTTAGTTCAGGTAATTACATTCAGACAAGTTCAATAACTTTTAGTAAGAATATTGAAATTGTAATGCATGTTAATTGGTCTAGTTATACTAATGCAAGATTGTTAGCAATTAATAATACTATAGCATTCATGATGTACCTAAATGCAAGTAATTATATGGCTGTTGATATTGGTGATGGCTCAAATTGGGTTATTGCAGGACAAACAGGCTCTCATACTTTTTCAACTAATACAGATTATCTGTTTAAGTTAACATTTGACGGAACTGCATATAAAGTATATTATTCAACAAATAATGGACAATCCTATACGTTAGATAATACAATTACTACAACACAGGTAATTCCGACAGGGATTTTAAATTTAGGTGCTAATAGGGCTTTGACTTCTTTTGCGAGTTGCTCTATCGACCTCAACGCATTACAAATCTACGTTGACGGTGCTCTTGTTTACCAACCTTGCCTAAAAATCCCTTATACGCAATCGAAAACAGGCTCTAAAATAGTAAATTCACACTACCGTAACAGAGTATCTGATATGTATAATCAGTATGGTTATGCTCCGTATTATACGCTTTCTGACAGCGATTATACCCTTCCAATGGGGGAATTGTACGGGTTGATAGAACGTAGCAATAATTTACCTTCAAGTAAATACGATACATTAACATTAGGTACTTCTGGTAATACTTATACTGCTCCAGCAGATGGATACTTTATGTTAAATAAAGCTAGTGTAAATGCTGGTGAGTATGTAGTAATGACTAATAATGATAACGGATTAGCGGTAATAGGTTCAGCGACTACAGGAGGTAATAACTGTAGAGGTTGGTTACCGGTACGCAAAGCAGATAAAATAGCAATACTTTATACTGCTACTGGTACTACAAATCTATTTAGATTTATCTATACTGTTGGTTCAGAGAGTGAGGCATAAGATGTACTATGTAATGAATAATGATGAACTTGCTATATTTAATGATAGTAAAGAAATAATAGAAACTACTTTAAAGTTTATGCCACAACTAAAAGGACAGTATATTCTTGAAACAGATATTATAACAGCCGATGAACTGCAAGCTCATCCTAATAAAGTAATAATAGATGACATAGAAATTGAGATAGATGTACCTGACTATGACGAAGATGGTAACCCTATAATGATAGTTATAGAAGAAACTGTTGAGGTTATTGATTATGATGAGGAAGGTAACCCAATAGGTAGCCATACTGAAACTATAACTAAGTTAGTACCTTCTACCCATAAAGAAACTATAACAGTCAAAGGGTTAGTTCTTAATCCTGACTATGAACAAGAAGAAGAACAAAAACACAGAGAATATCTTAATAACCTATCATTAACAAAGAGAGAAGTGTTCCTTGCGTTATATAAAGACAAAGGAATAACACCAGAACAGTTAAAGGCTGGCATAACAGATCCAGAGGCATTGATAGAATTTGAGTATGCTAACGATTACTTCAGAGGTAATCCTCTTATAACAATAATAGGACAATCTCTTGGATATAGTTCAGATGATTTGGACTACTTATTTGAACATAAGGAATTACCACATGAAGATACTGTTATTGAAGTTCCTGACATGTCTGAGGATAACGGATAGTTCAATAGGGTTAATGTTTACATTTTATTTTTAGGAGAGTATGAGTTGAGGGTTGATTCTGTTACATTCGGTTATAGGTCTATACTTAAGAAAGAATTTATTAACGGTAATATACCTATAAAGAAAGATATAACAGGTCATAAGATAGACAAAAGGAATGTAACCCTTGACCATACAGTTCCTAAAGCTAGAGGAGGTAAATCAACTCTTGGTAACTATTCAATAATGGATATGGTTACCAATATGAATAGAGGTACTAAATCCCTAAAGGGATTAATAGATATACCAAGTCTTATAGATTATATAATAGTATTACTTAATACAAAAACAGAGTATTTAGATGGTATAGACTATCTAAAGAAATGGTTGCCTAATCTAAGAAAGGAGGTTTAACTATGGCATGTGGTGGTAAGAAGAAAAGAGGGAGATAAACTCCCCAGCGAGTATAACTCGCTTAGTTGATTTAAGAAAGGTAACAACATTATGGTATGGTTAACAGATAAATCACCTATACTACAGAGTAATATACCTAACAAGATAGAAACTCTATACAATCAGATATATTATCATGATGGTGTAGCATATTTTATACCTAGAGGATTAATAACAGATGGATATACAATACCTTTTGGTATAGATAAGACTAAAAGAGATGTAAGACCTAGTACATTACATGATATAGGTTGTAAGTTCCATCAACTTATAGTAATAGATTTACCTATAAGATATGTAGAGACTACGTATTTATATGATGTTAATGATACTACTGTATCAATAGATATACCTAAAGAACAACTTAAGGTTGTTCCGGTAACATTTAAGAAATGTAATGATCTATTAAAGAATTCAATGAAGGATTGCAATATACCTAAAGATATATGTAACCTTTATAGGTTTGCAGTTAACTTTAATCTTAATTGGTTATTTACTGGTAAAGAAAATATAGATCTTAATAAATTATATATAGATAATATAATAACTTAATTATTATAATACTTATATTATTATATAATATATTATCTAATAGTAACCCTCCCGAAAGGCGGTCGGGTTAACCTAAGCTTATCATATTTTTTATAATAAGTCAATAGTATTTACAAAAGTTTACAAAAAGGATAGTAAAGTGAAGGATACAGAATCCCTTATATACAATGAGCTAGTAGCTCTAAGAGAAGATTTAAAGAATTATATGGAGAGGACTGATAAAAGAATCCTCTCGCTAGAGAAATTTAAAGAAAAAGCAATGGGTGTATGTATAGCAATAGGTGTTGCTGGTAAATGCGCCTGGGATTATATAGTAGAGAGGATAGTATAAATGGAACTACCCACTAATATGAAGATGTACTTACGTCAGTTCTCTCAAAATCCTACGGATATTAATGAGAGTTATTTTAAACCAGAAGAAATACAAGCTATACAAAATGCAATAAAAGCCAGAGAAGATATAAAAGCCTATGCTGGTACTTATACTCCAGATAATAGAAATCCTAACTATATAAATTATGATTATTATAGAATGGGTAATAAACAATTTAATAAACCAGATAGCTTCGAAGATAATTTACTTGGGAATATAGTAAACAGTATGATGTCTCCAGTATATAATGTATCTAGTTCTATAGGTAGTGCATATTATAATATAGATAAAAATGGCAACGTAACATTGAATGATAAATATGATTTTAATAAAGGTATACCATTGGACAGAGCAAATACAGCATATAAACTGGCTCATTTTCTTGGTACTAATTTTGGTAAGCCATATAATGTAAATCTCAATCTTGGTAATATAAAGGATTGGAGGTGATGCCACGGTGACAAGTTTAAATAGAATTACTTTTCACTGGACTTGACCGCTGGTACATATACACCTAACAATATAGATAAGCATGCATACCACTTTCTTATAGATGGTGATGGCAAGGTTATTAAAGGAGATTTTAGACCGGAAGATAACACTAACTGCCTAGACGGTTTTTATGCAAAACATTGTGGTGGTGGTAATACTGGTAATATAGGCATTGCAGTATGCGGTATGTATAGCAATGATTATCCTATTAAGCGAGTGCAGATAGAGGCTGCATGTAAGCTAGCTGCCCAATTATGTGAGAGGTATGGGATAAGAATAACAAACCGTAATGTAATAACCCATGCTGAATTTGGTAGACAATACCCACATACTACATCTAATGGTAAGATAGATATAATTAATCTACCATGTGTTGCAGTATATGGTATGAATAATGTAGGTAACTGGATAAGAAATAAGGTACAATGGTACAGAAAACATCTTGTTTAATATTCTGTACCCAGCAAGTTGAACTTGCTTAAACCCAGTTATAACTTAAACATTAATTCTAAGGTCACTAGGAGGCTCATAAACGAGAGTTTACCTAATTAGGATAAATATATATAGGGGAATAGAAAAGACGCCAGGAAATTAATTCTAGGCGTCTATTTTTTTGTATAAATTACGGAGAAAATAAAAATGAAAATTATAATTCTTTATCTAATTCTTTTTTAAGTTTTTGTTTAAGTTTATTTATTTTATCTGCATAATATTTTATAAGAGTTTCTACTACAACCTTGTCTGTTACTTCTGCATCATCCAAATCTGTTGAACGGTTTCTTAACTGTACATATATCCTAAAGTTTGTTTGAAATTTAGCATCTGGTTCATATTTATTTAAGGTGTTGTATATATATTCATAGCTTCCTAGTTGCTGATATGTATCCATTATTTTACTTTCTTTTTTACTCATTATTTATTTGCCTCCTCTATTATTTTCTTGTCGAAAAATTCTATCATCTTATTGCATTTATCTATTACAAATTCTTTAATATTCATTTGCAGGGCTTCTGGTAGTTGAGTACATGATGGATATCTATTATAACATAATTCAAAAGATACTTCTTTTTTACTAAGTGCATATAATATATCCTTATATTTTTCCCTATCTTGAACTATTTCTACTATTGTATTTATATTAGCAGACATCTAACCCTCCTTATAATCACAGTCGTATTTATATTTACACATAAACTTATTATATCCTTCTTGTAGTTTATTTATTGATTTAAAATCTGGATGGTCTGACTGTACTTCTTCTATAGTGGGTAAGTTACCTTTAAGTATCTCATTAAATTGTATATCTTCTATTTCTAATTGAAGTATAGCTAAAGCGTTCCATGCCATATGACTTAGATGAAGCAACTTACTTTCATTATCAAGGACTTCTCCCTTTTTAAATCTAAAGTAATGACGTAACAAGGCGCTAGCATATCTTTCTCTACCATTCTCTACCTCATGCCAACCCCTATCACAATACTTGCTGGCACCAAAGGTACCGACTTTACCTACTTCCCACAGGGCATCTGAGAAATCTCCTAGCACGAGATCGAGTCTAGGCTTGGCCGAATCATCTTTAGCACCTTTAGTGTGTAGATTTATCTTTTCCTCTGTACTCATTCATCCTCCTGATATATTCTTCTTTACTAATCTTACCATCTATATACATAGATATTATATCGCTCTCTGAGTAGCCAAACTTACCATTAATCAGGTCATTTAAGAAATCCGGCATCTCGTTAGTCATCGCAAGCGCCTCCAAGAATTTTATCTACAGCAGCTTCTGACCATTCGCATGCCAGCAAGAAGTGTCGTAAATTATTTCTTAATTCTTCTCCATCTATAAACGCAGAGAATATATGGGTACGCTCTGTATCTCCATCTATGTATGTAAGTCTGTATTCATATGTTTTATTATCTTTTAATATAACTTCGTTATCCATAATCGATCTCCTTTCCTTGAAATAAGTATATAATATCTTCTTTATTTGCATAGTGGAGGGTAGCTTTCGCTACGCCTCCTCCTTTACGGCTTTACTAGCCTCAGTCTTTCTTAACTGGAACTTAGGAGCCTTTGGGTTATTGATAGTACAGGGGAATATAATGTAGCTATCTTTACTGGTTAACTTAAATGTATAGTATGGTTTACCACTAGCTGATGTGTGTCCCCATACCGGAATACAACCTTTGTCATCGAATAATTCTTCTGTGTCTAAAATAGCCATCTACTTACCTACCTTTCTTACTTTGAGTAATTCACTTAACTTTCTAATTCTTTCTTTAGCCTTAACTATAAGAGTATCTATCTTATCCTTTGCGCTCTTTAATTCTTCAATGTAATCATGGATTCTATCAATAGCATCTCTTACTTTGATTGCATTAACCTTTTTGCCCTTTAATAGTTTTTTAGCCTGATTATAATCATTGGCTAGTTTAATAACATTTAATAAGCCCATCAATAATCCTCCTTCTTTTTATTTAACTTATTCATCTCACGTAATTCCTTAGGATTGCGACACCTCCAGTAGTATTCACACTTATCTATCTCTGGGGTATCTATAATCAAATAGGTTTGAAACTCATCGGGATATGCTAGGTATCTGTAGCACGTATGTTTCCTTTCGCAGTCCCTCCTATTACACATGGCAATATCTACCATTCAAAATCTCCTATTTCCTCTAATGCTCTCACTCTTTGCTCCTCCGTAACTGGTAAGATAACTAATAAAAACTCTATCCAATTCTTCCAGTTGTCTCTTGTGATCTCTAATTTATAAGGCTTTGAGATCAAGTTTCTTTCCGCCATACAAAGTAACTACTCCTTCCGTATAATCCTCCTTTCCTAATATCTTTGCACAGTTATATATTTTCTCAAATTCTTCTATACCTAACCCAGCATCTATATACATTTGGGCTATCTCATCTACGGTTATACCTTTAAGTAATAGCTTATCAGTTCTTGCTGGTCCGTATCCAGGTAGACCGCCATAACCATCTATTTTATCTCCCATAATTAGCTGTCTTTTGAAATTAGCTTCAGCTTGGAGGGGTGTAATATATCTAACCTCATTATGATAGCTATCATATACTTTACCAGGAAATGTTCTAAGGTCCTTATCTATAGATACTACTACATTATTCTTATCTTCTTCAAGAAGTATTCTGCAAGTATCATCTGCCTCAAGGTGTGGCGTATACACCGTAGGGAATTCATTGAACAACATTTCCCTTACCTTATCCAGCATAATAGGTTTAGCCTGTTTCTTTCTGTTAGCTTTATAATCAGGGTTTATAATATATCTAAAGTTGGTACCTATTCCTCCGGTAACTAATATGTACTCATCACAACCGCATTTGCTTGTAAGGTTTTCAAACGTTTCTTTAAGATAGTGTCTGGCAGTATTTAGATTATATGCCTCATAGAATATGCCTTCTTGTATCTCTATTAATTCATTACAAGTTAATGCAGCTTTATATAGGTAGGTATCTACATCTATAATTGCTCTACTCATTACGGTACTCCTCGCTTAACCTTGTAAGTTCTTTATCGCATAAAGCTGATATATGGCTAATAACATTTAATCTGTTATTTTTCATTTCCACTTCTTCCTCGCTTTGCACCGGTAACCATTCAACCAACTTTCTGTAACCTATCATACATTCCTGTATTGCAAATAAATCTTGTGTGTTCATACTCATAATTTAGTCTCCTTTTTTAATTACATTATATAATATTTCTATAATTTTTTCAACCCCCTCGCTATTCAATTCCTCTAGATCAACCTCAACTCTTGGATTATCACCGTCTACTTCTCCAAATAAATATATAACCATCGGTATCCTTGCTACATTATCATCCGGTAGTTTACCCAATTCTACTAGCGCATCTTCAAAAAACTTTTGATGGATACAGCATACATTTCCAAGGTCAAAACTTCGCTTGTTTTTCGGGTATACCGTATATACACATGCTACCTTATTATAGCTGGGACCTTCGGCTATTTGTTTGCTCATATGCTTTTTGTAATTTATCTTAACCGCATTGAGTGTTCTAAAGTATGTGTTACGATACTGGTTAAGATTAAGTATCCATTCCTTAGTTTTACTAGCCATCACTCTAAGTGGCGATACGTATTTCATAAGCTCTCCTTATCTGTTAATAAATAAATCTATTGCATTTCCAATTAATTCCAGCACATACATTGTAATGAAAAATAAACCCAAACACATTAATACATCTATCATTATATTACCCCTCTATTAGTCGCTTCCATGAATTTTACCTTTGATGGCTGCCAGCACATCTCTATATCTTTATTATTCTGACCGCCTCTATTCTTGCGAATAAGAAGTTCTGCCATACCTCTTGATGCTGGATCGTCCGGGTAGTAGTATTCATTCCTATAAAGGAATGTAACTACATCTGCGTCTTGCTCTATAGCACCAGACTCTCTTAAGTCAGATAGCATTGGTCTTTTGTTTTCTCTGGATTCCAAACCCCTAGATAACTGAGATAACACTATAATTGGTACTTGATATTTAATAGCGAGAGATTTTAAATCCCTAGACATCTCGGCTACCTCTACCTCCCTATTCTTAGAATTCTTTCCCATAGGTGTTAGTAACTGCAAGTAGTCTACTGCAACTAAATCACAACTACCTTTACTTGCCTGTAAGTTTATTATAGCTAGCTCTATATCAGATACCCTACATGGAGTTTTTGTTTCTATGAATAGATTGAGACTATCAAGGTAATCCTTTTGCTCTGCTACTTTCTGTATATCCTCATCAGTAATTGTACCAGAGTTAATTTTATTAACATCTACATTAGCACGTGAGAATAGCATACGCTGTGCATACTCTTTTCTGCTCATCTCTAAAGATATAAACAATACATTCTTAGTCTTAGCAACATACTCAGCCACATTCATAACAAATGAGCTTTTACCCATACTAGGTCTAGCACCCACAATATACAGCTTACCCTTCTGTAGACCTCCGGTATAGTAGTTAAGACTAGGAAAACCACAGTCTAATCCTATAGTTCCTTTTTCTTTAGACATAACCATATCCTCTATAACATCATCCATAGAGTTTGATATGGTCTCAAGGTTATCGTCTTCCATATTACCTGATACTATATTAGATATCTTACTGCAATAATCCATACATACCTTGTTTATATCAGGTGATTCTTTTAGCTCTTTATTAAAATCTTCTACAATACCAGCCACCTTCTTATAGGTATTCTGATTTAATACAGCCTCTACTATTTGATTGGTAAACCTCGGAGCCGGTGCATTCAATGCGATATCATTTATAACTGCACGACCACCAATATCTTTTAACTTTCCTGTATTAAGTAACCGATTTGAAATCGTTACGATATCAATATCAATACCAAGGTTATAGCATTCTATTATTGCGACATACATTGTATGATATATACCTTTTGGAATACTATCTACTGGTATTTTAGTAATAACGTAAGGTATCTTATTGCTGGCTGTAAGGCAGATACCTATTAAATCTTTATAAACATCATCTGTTATTTCCATTAACTGTATTCCTCCTGTTCTAATATTGACACTGTATTGCAGCATACATACATTATATCTATCGGTTGGTTATTTGAAATAAACCTACGGTATTGTATTCTCCCGGTACATATAACATTACAGCCTTCGTATAATTCATTGTACACATACTCTGCTAAAGCACCATAGCATATGCACCTAACGATCGTTTTTACCATAACTGTCTTACTCGGAGAATATACCTGGTTAAGTAATTTGAACTTACACGTAGTAAGTTCTTTATCTAACTCGCTGGATATCTCTCCTGTTATCTTGCCAGAAATAATTACTTGATTCATTAAGCAATCTCCGATTGTTGGAAGCCATTATTAAAGTAGTCCATTATTTATAAACTTCCTTGCGTATCTTATTAAAACTACTAGATAGATCTTCTATTCTATCTTGTGATATTTCTGCGAATGACATACTCGTATCAAACTGTCTTAATACTGCTTTCATTTCATTTTCCATTGATTTCTTTCTGTCTTCTGTGCTATTCCATATCTTAATAATACTATCAAAGTAACCCTCTATACTCATTAAGCACCTCCCTATTCTGACAAATTATTAAATACTATTGCAAAAACTATACCAAGTAAAAACGCTGGTAATATTAATATCATTGTTAAAATAATATCATGCATACTAACCTTCTTTCTTT